GCCAAGAGGAATCTTGGTGGTCGTGGCTTGCCGTTGATTGGTCGGGGAGGCAGGAATTGAACCTTGACCTCTTTTTGCTCGACTGTGGTGGTCGTTGTGGTCACTGTCTGCTTTGGACACTGGCCAGACTGACAGGATTGAGCTGCAAGAACGATGTACTCTGCGAACAAGGATCACCTTACCTCTCTTGGGTTTAGGGTATGTTCCCGAAACAGATTTCGGGAACATTTGTCAACTATTTTCCTGACGTCAGGAAAATGGTAACCGTCTCGCCTGTCCTCTCGACGGTGAGACGGTAGGCGGGGAGACTGCTCACTTCTTCGGGTCTCTCAGAGACCTGCGGTAAGCTGCGATTGCGTAGATGATTGCGGCGGCAGCATACATGGTTTGCGGAATCGAAGGGTCGATCGAACTGCCTTGCACGGCTTTATCTGTGACGACCTGGGCCACAGGTACGATCCATCCATAGTCGGGATTGATGACTTCTTCGATCCGCATGTCATCAGCCCTTTGGTACTGGTGGCGTTTGGCCAGAGTTGAGATAGATAAGCGTTTGGGCGATCCCGAACGCCAGCGCCATGCCCAATGGGCTGGTGGTTGCAATAATCGAGTCAAGGTGTTGGCTTAGAACGCCAAGCGCCGTCACAGTTCCTGCAAGTGCCATGCGAATGATGATCGCTCTGGCTTGCTGGGCGTTGATTTGTCCAATCCAGTCGTTCATATCGGAGTCCTTCAGATTGGCCTGGGTGGCACTGGGATGACGGATGGGTTCCAGACGTAGTTCGGATCGTCCAGATAGTTTTGGAGCACTGGTGGAGGAACATTGACGAGCTGGGTGACCAACTGGGCGTGCTTTCTGGAATCCACGGAATACCGCTCAATAGCCTTTTGGCGTGCGAGCCGTTTTGCCATTTCTTCAGGCGTTGGCTTTTGTCTGCCTATCATCCAGTTAAGAAATTCTCTGCCTGTCATTTGGATAGCCCTCTTGGAACGGTGAAGCAGTGGCCCAGAACAATCCCCACCCCGAGAGCAAAGCTGAGTGAATGTTGGTTCACTTCCCAGATCGCTTCAGACCATGTCACGCCGCCAGACTGCCATTTGATCAGATCAACCAACAGCAGCACGATTACAACTGTGATCAACACGACAAAGTTCTTGGCGGCAGCACTGAAAGTCATCAGATTGGCCCGTTAGCAGTTCCGTTGGATGTTCCGTTGCCGTTATTGACAGGCCAGAGAGGTGGCAGGCTTGCGAAGAATTCGCCCACGGTTGGAAGTGCCTGAGTACCAGCCTGAACAGCCTGAACCATGCTGTAAAACAAGCTCCAGATTGAGTCGCGATAAGCAATTGCGGCATCGCCTTCAGACTTGTAGGTCGTGATGTTTGAGAGCGTCCAGCTTGTGGCCGAAAGGATGGAGTCGTATTGCTTTACGGACACTGCCTGGTCGAGAAATGAGCCGATGCCGTTGCCGATTTCGGTGAGCCTTTGAATGACGTATGCTTGCTGTTCTTCCGCTGTCAGATTAATGACCGTCCACGTATCGCTTACGAATGTGCCATCGAAAGCAAAGCTCTGAGAAAGCCGCTGTGTGGCAGGGTTAAACGATGGGATTGGCGATGGAGTGTATGGGTAATAGCCGTAGGTGGCTAGAGACGCATCGTCCAAAGCGTTGAAATTGCTGACAGTCGTGAATGACTGTGGTAGCCACTGTGGGCCTGAGATTTGACCGTTTGGACTGACTTGGCAATATTGCATTACGGGGTTCCCCATTTGGATCTTAGGTAGTTATTCATGGACGAAATCTCGGTAGCAGTAAGCGTTCGGGTGAATAGGACAACTTCGTAATAGTCTCCTGACTGGCTAAGATAATCTGGGTATCCACTACCACCTCCCTGTGAAAATATAGTTTGGATAGTGGTAGACCCAGAAGACTCAGATTTAGACAAAACTGCCGAGAATGACGGTGTATTCGTGTAAGTTAAATTGAATACAGTCGGGTTATATATCTTGCTGAATCCAGAATTTGTCCACGCTATAAGTTCTCGTACAAAGGACAGTGTGGTTGATGTCGATCCGATGTTGACCTTATAGTCTCCGTTGACCGTGAACAATCGCGTGTCCATTAGGCCAGATGCAACTCCCTTGTGGACAATAAAGATAGTCTTGCTGGAGCTAGACAGGGTTGAATAATAAATACGAGTTTCAAGGCTTGTACTGCACCTGACTGCCCCCAGCCCATTCTGCCCGCTTGCTGGTGGAACCCACGTTGGCCGCTCGCCTGCTGTTGCCTGTACTGCGTGCCTGTTATTGCCGGACAGATCGTTCCACTGGTAAATACTCTGGCCTGAAGTTGTGACTGGTGTTGTTCCAGCGTCCGTAAACAGCGTATTCTGCTGCGATGCGTCCAGCCAGAGTGCAGCACCTGTCACAGGCAGGGTTGTATTTGGGTTGTAAATGTCTGGCAATGCCGCAGCGGGTGGCGTGAATGCTGATTTGTATCGAGCGTATTTGGTGATGCGGAGGTCGTCAAGTTTTCCTAAGAAGTTGCGGTCACCACCGTTATTTGCAAGATTGTCGCCAATCATTAAGTTTCGCGTGGATGATCCGCAATTTCCTGAATGCGTACCGCTTGTAGCTAGTGAACCGTCTATGTACATAGCAAAAGCACTACCATTGCGAACAATAGCTAAGTGATGCCAGTTCCCGTCTCTGTAGTCGCCGCTGGATGGAATTAATATCGGGACGCTTCCAGAGAATTCATTGATCCAAAATGCCGGCCTGAACTGAGTAGACGATGCCAACGCATATAGCGAAAAAGCTCCAGCCGACCAAACATTGTTCTCGTTTGACACAAAGGTTTTGCCGTATGGACTCCCACTAGCCCCCGCCGGAATATTAAACCAGAACTCGATAGTAAAATTGCCCGTGCCGAAGTTGAATCCGCTTGACGCAGGAATCGTTAGCGAAGAGCTGGATGTGCCTGGAAAATCCCCGGCCTGTCCAAAACCGCTTTTTGCCCCTGTGTCGCTGGTTGTAACACCGCTTGAGGTCACCGTCAGTGCATTCGGCCCACTATCTACAAAGTTCGTCGATCCGTTCGTGCCATCCATGTGCAGCAGGAGCGAAACGGCTGAATAGTAAGGGTCGCCCCCACCACCACCACCACCGACAGACTTTTTGCTATTGCGGATAATGTTGGCTAGCATTAGAAATTCTGCCCTCCAACGTAACCCTGCCAATTCGTTCCACCATCTGAGGTAAAGAACGCAAAGCTATCCACCTTGCCGGATGTCGATGTAAGCGTTGGAGCAGTGCCGCCCGCCCACTTAATCGACGAAGGCCAAGTCACTGCTCTGGCAGTTCCGTCAGCAGTAAATATCAAAGTGAATGAAGCACCGGAACCGCTTGCGGGGACATTCGTGATGGTTATGGTGGTGATGGCTGCATTTAAACTGACCGTAAAGATATTCGACGTTTCGAGATTAAGCGTCAGCGTGCCGGATGAAATTGTTGGGCTGGAGACAGATTCGCTGTAATCCCTTAGTTTGGCTCGGATCAGCTCGTTATCCTGTAGGTTTTGCGTGCCTGTAAAGCTGTTTGCACCAAGTTTGACATCGGTCGTCAAGAACCCGTTTGCATCGAGGCCAACACCTGTTCCGAGCCGGACTCCACCGAGAGTGGATACTGTTGCAGCAGGAAGCGTGTATGAATACGTTGAGCTGATTATGCCGCTGTTTATTACGATGGATGATCCATCAACCTTAACTCCACCAAGAACCGTTGTCGATGCCGTGGGAAGCGTGTAGGATGAGCCAGTTGCGGCACTGATAACGCCTCCTGTAATCGTGACGGTCGTACCATCCACCTTAACTCCACCCAGAACCGATGTGGTCGCTGTGGGTAGGCTGTATGCGGCAGGCGTATTGCTTAAATCTGTGTAGCTTCCCGAGGTGGCAACCGTAGCAAGCGATGGCTTTCCTGTGATATTGGCATACGTAAAGTTGGCTGATGGAAGGTAACTTGATGCTGCATTCGCCGTTGTCAGGTATAACGTCAGGTTTGGCGTGTTACTGAGATCTGCGTAACTACCTGATGTAGCTACGTTTGCCAGAGTGGGCTTGCCAGTGATGTTTGCGTAGGTAAAATTGGCCGATGGTAGTTTTAAATCCAGTGCGGTCTGAAGCCCTGTGACCTCCGAAATGGCGTGCGTGTGAGCGGATGGTGCAAACGTGCTTGGCTTGCCTGTCAGGTTGGCATAAGTAAAATTGGCTGTCTCAAGTTTGGCATCCAGTGCCGTTTGCAAGCCAGTGACGTTGGCAATCGAGTGCGTATGTCCCAAGACTGCGTAGGTGGCGTTGGCAGAGGATATTGTCAGGTATGGCGTCAGATTGGCCGAGGTCAGACCGTCAGTGATGCCATAGCCAGCGAGCGTTGTGGGCGTGCCTGTGATGTTGGCAAAGGTCAGGTTTGCGGATGTGAGATAAGCCCCGACAGCCTGATAACGAGTGTCAGCATAGCCTTGCGTTAGAATCGAGTCGGATGTGTAGACAGGCGAAATATTGAGGTAAAACAGTTCGGCTTTATTTCGTGAAGCCCTGATCTCTGTGCCAGTTCTTACGCCTGAAATGACAGCGTCAGTTGTGTGTTGGAAAGAAGTGTAACTACCTGGGATTCCTGTAAACCCGCCTAAACCTGTCGTGTTATCAAAGACCAATCCGTTCGTCATTTTGTAACTAATACTGGAATCCGTATAAGCATATTGGAATCCAATTGTAGACTTTAAAGCGGCCTGCTGAAAACAGATCCCCCTGTCAAAGCCAGAGGTAGGCCCAAATGCAAGCTGATAGTCTTGGCTGTTATCCCCTGTACCACCTAGGTTGCCTCGGAGCCGAAAATGTCCACCCTGAGCATTACCAGAGATAACCCCACTGCCAAGGTTGAGAATGGTTTGGGATGTTGCGTTACTTGCATTAATGAAGGCAAAGCCCGGTTGGGCTGCTATAAAAGAGAACTGTTGAGTGTTTGACGACTGAAAAGAAAGGGTAGACCCGTCCGTTTCGACGCTGGTAGCAGACTGTAGTGTTCCATTTGGGTTGTAAAGATAACTGCCCATCGCATATTGATCAGGGTCTAAATACGTTCCGGTAGACAACACCCTTTCGCCACGCAAGCCTATGTAGGACTTTTTAAGCCCGCTAGTGACATAATCGCCATTTACATAATAGCTTGAGTAGCTAGGGGCGTAAGGGACGCCTGTGTCAGTCAAGCCATATGTCGTGTTCGCAAGTTTTGGCTGAAACGTATTGGCTACCGACAGTACCCCATTGCCCGTGATGGACAGATTATCCCCAACGATGATTCCACCCAGCGTGGTATTTGTGGCTGGAATAGATGATCCGCTGATCCCGGCTGGCCCTTGAACGCCCACCGTGACAACAGTGACAGTCTTTTCGCCTGTGATTATAACTGTATCAGCCACGTGTCACCTCGGGTGAGACTGTCAAAGTCCCTGATATCAGTCTTTGGACAACACTTCCGGTCACGAT